TAATGATGACAGTCGTTGGCCAAAACACGAAATTAAAAGCAGAGAATGAAACATTAACTTCGCAGGTAACCAGTCTAAAAAGTGAAAACGAGAGCCTTAAAAAAGAAAATCAACAATTAAGAAGCGGTTATGTCAATCCAATGTGGACTAAACATGGTTCTGAGATTGATAGAAAATTAAAGAAAGGCTCATCTTCTGAAAGAACAGACGCTCTAAAGGATTATGCTGCCAAGGTAAAAGAAGCATATGGAGACATAGCGCTTCAACAAGCTGTCAATGCGGCAGATAAATTCAAGGAACCACAATTCGCTAAACCTCGGTTCTTCGCCAAATTCGTAAAAACCAGCGAAACATCACGAGTTGCAACAGAGTTTCAAGCCAAAGTAAGCCAAGAGCTTGGCTGGTAATTTACCGACTAGATACCGACTAGATACTTAGTCGGTAAATTTAAGGATTAACAATGCCATTAGAATTAGAACCGCCAAAACCAAAAATGACTTTAGAGCAATTCATTGAGGCAATCAATCATCGTGCAGATGAGAAAATAAATGAATATTCAAAAAGAATAGATAAGGAATATAAAGAATTAAAGGAAATCCTGATTCATGCTATTGAATCAAATCCAAAACCAAAGCCAGAAATAATTGAACTAAGGAAAGAAAATGAAGCGCTTAAAAAAGAAAATTCAGAGCTTAGAAAAGAAAATATAAGTCTAAAGGCCAGAATTATAAGGCTGTGGGAATCATTCAAAGCTCTTTTCGAAAGCAAAAATAATGAAAGACCGACTGGCGATGAACCAGCCAATCTTTCAATGAATGCTATTAAACCGTAGCAGTAAGCAATTCATACGCTTCTGAGGATATTGGAGGAGTATTATATGAAAACTGAAAAATATTGTTGTTCTTGTAAAATAATAAAACCAAAATCTGACTTTTCTTATGGTAATTTTAATACTACTAATGGTTCACGATGCAGGCCATGTGCAACTAAATCTACAAATGAATGGCGTACTAAGAATAAAGAAAAGGTTAAATTACAAACAAAAATTAGATACGATAAAAACCCTGAAAAAGGAAGAGAAAGAACGCGAAAATGTATGGAGAAAATTAAGAAAAATAATCCAGAAAAATATGCTGTTTTAATAAGAAAAACTAATTTACAAAAATTTGGATTAACAATTGAAGAATATGAGGAAATGATTAAAAATCAAAATAATTTATGTGCTATCTGTAATAAACCTGAAAATACAATCCATCCACAAACAAAAAATATAAAGAGATTAGCTATAGATCATTGCCATAAAACAAATAAAGTAAGAGGCTTATTATGTGGGCGCTGTAATCCTATGATCGGATATGCACAAAATTCAATTGAGATACTGAAACTAGCCATTCAATACTTAATAAAGAACGGCTAGTTGTTCAAATTTAGACCGTTGCGCTCAAAAGCTGATATACCACGGTAATCGTGATATTTGTTCCCGTCCCAGCCGTATAATCACCAGTAGCATTACTAAAGTAGAGTCCTTTACCAGACAATCCTGTTTGAGCACCAGTAGCGATACCAAATAGGTTTCTAACTTGGCTTGTTGCAGCTGTAATATCCCCTGCTACTAATCCTGCAGCTGTAGCAATTGTTCCTAAGCCATGTGCTCCATTAGTACCACCAGTACTGTATTGGATAATTGGTGCTGTACCTGTTGCATAAGGAGTATGACCTGTGCTTGCTGTATACACTGAAGCTTGTAAAACAAGAATCATTTGTGATGCTGATGGGTTAGCGACAATCGTCAAAGGAGTATCATAAGCAGTTACCATTTGTGCGGTATTGAATGTGACACTAACTTGATATAATTGACCTAGCTGCGTAACGGCGCCAGAAACAGAAGCCGCTGTTATACCAGAATCCGCAATAAGACCTGCTGTTCCAGAGGCTTGAGTCAAATTACCGCTCACTAAAGCAGCAGGAGCAACCACAAAATCAGCTGTAGCAGCACCAGGGTCAGGAATAGAGATTACTGAAGCCTGTCCCATTGCAGCATTAGATATCGTTGTTGCTGTGTTTCCTGTATTGGCAACAGCAGCCACTACCAAAGAACCTTTTGAAGCCGTTCCGGGGAAGGAAGCTAAAGTGCCAGCAGTACCACTTAAGCCAGCTTGAATATTACCACCTGAAATTGCTGTAGCTGGGTCTTCAGACAAATGACCTGTCGTATTTGTATAAGTTGCAATATGATTTGCTATTGTTGGCAGAGTAACCCCGGAAGTACCTGTCCATTCTGCTAATGTAACCTGTCCTGTAGAAGTTGCGATACTCACTGTAAAGATACCGAAAGTTCCGGTCGTTGTTGATTGGCTAAAACTATAAAGAGCCATAATGACATCCGCATTGGAAAGAGGAATTCCTGCTTCTATACTTTGAGAATTTAAATATCCCGCAGTCGTGATGGCTGCTAAGTTATCTCCAAAGACAGCAAATTTAAATTGTGGGTAGTTCCCATTTGTCATAGGAATCGGTGTAGGGAACTGATATATGAGCGACATGATAATAATCCTTTATTAACAGTTGTAAATTAGATTTTTGTAAGCGCTTATAGAGTTTCCCTTGAGTCTTGTATTCACAATATGAGCACTTACAGTTTAGATGTTTTCTTTCAATCATCAGGCTTTTCTAGGAGTCAAAGAATCACCACGTCTAGACCAATGAGCCTTATCACCACGACCCATTTTACCATGATGACCTGCTGAATCCATTTTATCATGGCCACGTTGTTTAACGCGTTCTATGCCTTGTTGATGGTTGTCCTTAACCATACGATTGTCTATCATTCCAGATTCACATTTATATTCGCTCATTTTAATGTCCTTATTAATGTTTAGTTTTAATGGGTCTTTTCATGTCTTTAACAAGACTTACATGGGGTTTAACCCTGGGTACTGTTTCACCAACAATACGCGTTCTTGTGTTCTTGCGTCGCGTCTTATTGGTATCTTTAGCAACAGGATCTACAGACTTCTTTACTGATTTAAAAGCCTTAGCCGTCACCGCTTCATTTCGACGGTTATAAGGACTCTTATCTATTGCTGAAGATTTTTTTGGCTTTCTAACATCCATGTTTCAATCCTCTCTAAACGTTTATGCATGTCTTCTAAAGCTTTAAATAGGCAGTTAGCTGCCATATCAAATTCATTCTTAGCTTTAAGCAATGCATCTTGTAAAGATTTCATCTCTTTATTCACTTGAGACAATCCTTTTTAACCATTTGGCGAACCAAAGCTTTATCTTCTTTAATATCATCGTGTCCTACTTTTTTTTTGAATGATGCTTCATCATCTTTTCATGATGTTTTAATTCTTTTGTGTGGTGCTTATGCATCTTGTGATGGTGATCGTGCATGTGTTTGTGATCTTCATGCTTTTCATGATGCTCTTTCTTATGGTGTTCTTTATGATGCTCGTGCTTAGCTTCATGTTCCTTATGATGTTTCATTTCCCTCTCCTTGATTTATGTTTTTTTGGAATCTTTGCACCTGATTTTCGGGCTTCACTTAAACTTGCAGCTATGGCTTGATTCTTAGGATGGCCGGACGCCTCCATTTCAGCTATGTTATCACCAATAACTTTTCTGCTTTTACCCTTTTTTAATGGCATGCTTAACTCCTGTATTCATCATTGAAGGAAATCCTGGTGCTTCTAATGTTCGTCCTAAGGTAATATTTTTACAAGCCCTGATTTCTGTATTTGAATAGGTCCAACACTCACCGGTAGAATGAATAAATACTACCCAATACAAATCATCTTCGATACCGTAATCAATTAGAACATGAGCTATGCCAGCACCTTTTGGTGTTTGTATCGGTAATGGTGGATTAAGTTGGATCATCATTTCTTTTTACTCCATACCTTACCATAAAGTTCACTTCTTTCTTTAGAATTTGCACCCTCTAAATGATTTCTCACTGCATGTTCTAGTTGTCTATCATTTAGTTTATAAGTTTTCTTAAGTTCCTGAAAGGTTGCAGAATGCAAATCACCCCAAGTTACTTTACTCATCGTTGTCTCCATGGTCTAGATAATCTTTATAAAATTCTTCACAAGAAACGCCGGTAAGTTCTTTGATAAACTCACGAAAACTAATTGTATCTGTATAACCCTCTCTGGGCTTATCATCAGTGAGCTCTGTTTCTTTGTCCTTCATGGTCTTTCCGTATTTTATGATGTGTCTCTACTCTTTCTTTTGCATGACGATGATGCATATCTCGGCCTTTAATCTCTAAATCCACCTCTTTAGCGAACTTTTCGGTTAAAGCTTTTATCAATTGTACATTCGCTGATTCTTTACCTAAATGCAAGTCTGCCATTATCTTTTGATGCTCTTGCTGCAACTTAGCTGTATCTAATTTGAAGTCCATTTGGTTTTTTTGGCTTTGTTGTTGTAATTTAGCCATATCGATTTGTGCTTTAATGGCAGCAGGATTTTGTTGCTGAGCTTGTTGTGCTTGAGCTTTCTCTTGTTGGTACTGTTGAACCCATTCACCGGTCAATGCCTTCAACTCTTCAATACCTTTGCCATCCATATTATCTAAGATAAAGTTCAAACCTTTCTCTGCCATAAACTGAGAAAATAGTGGCGACATGCCCATTATTTCTTTGACCATCATAATGGTTCTTGATTTTTGTACTTGGAAGCTTGCACCAGCCTTAACGGCAATATTAAGAACATTGGTGTCAAAGTCCATCGGCATGCCCTGCTGTTGATTTATTTTGACATAATGACGTCGACCTTCTTCATCAAGTATTGGAATAGTTCTTGGAGTTACCATGTACTTTGGCATGAGGTCTACGTAGATTTGAGCTAGTCGTTGAAAACCTTGCAAACAACCCACAATGTAAGGCATAGCAGTAGCATTAGACTGACTCGCACCTTCAACGATTGCAATGCCAGAAAGCTGATTATTATTGATACCGAGACTAGCATCATAGGAACCCAAAACATTTTGAATAAGTGAATCAGACCCTGTAAAGGCTTGAGCAATTTCTGGAGGAGCAGGTACACGTTGGACCTCTCTTATTGGATTATTGATAGGCAATTCTGGATTAGATTCATGTACCGAATTGTAAACAATAACAGAAGACTTTTGAACGTCTTTGTAGGCGTCCATAAAATTTTCCTCTTTAGGTAGAGCTTCTTTTGCCACCATAAACTTGTGTTGAACCGTATTCTCAATCTCATTAGCCAAAGAAATCCCTGCATAGTTCTTAAGGCGTTGCGCACCTTTTGCGTGGTAAACATAGGGTCTTGTTACCTGTCTTATGTTGCCGTTTAGAGGAGCTTTAATCATTAATGAGTTCCCATCAATGAAAACGATGGGAAGGAATGAGAAGTCAGTTTCTTCGTATTCAAGAACCTGATTTTCTATCAGTCTGTATCTGACAATCTTGTCTATCATTGTCTTTCTAGGCTTACCGACTATTGTTGGGGGGACCGTTAAATCATTCCAGTTATCAACCATCTTCTTGTATTCAGATTGTGGTATAACTCGGCCGTCGCGAACTTGGACTATAGTTTCTTCTTTTCTCTTTTTCTCGTAATAATCACAAACCATAACGATTTTGCTGTTGTAATTGATGTAAGACCAATTGAAGCCAGCGAAGTCACGCCTAAAGCTTATTGTGTTTAATGGTATATCTGGATATTCCGCTTGAAATTCTTCTTTGTCTCTTGGAAATAGTTCAAAACAGAAATTACCGTCACCTTTGTGAGAAAATCTAGATATTTTGTCGAAGCCTGTGAGAGTGGGGTCGCATTTTGAAAACTTAATGACCTGATTCATTGACATATGATGTTCGTATTCTGTGAATACTTTTACTGCAGAGAAGCCACCAGATAATAAGTCTTTATAGACTTCATAACGAAGATGTTCATTGTCACAATCCATGAAGACATGCTTTAAATGCTGTTCTACAACTTTAATGGTGATAGGGTCAGCTTTCTGCTCATCATAAGCATTAACTTCTATATCAGGCTCTTGCTTAGAGAATTCTCCTAACAATCGGCTGATATATGCTTCAAGAACATTAAACTCTAACTGAGGACGGTTCATCGTCATTAACAATGTGATTTCGTCATTGGTTAATGAAGATTCGAAGACAAATTTTCTAAATTCTGTGTAACGGTCGTAGTTATCTTTGAAGTAATCATGCGCATTTCTAACAACTTTCTTTATGCGAGCAAGATTATCCTGATAACGCTTTGCTACGTCCTTCATTTATTGTAGCTCCTATAAGAGAAATCCTTTCTCTTTAACGCTGGTTAATTATAACTCAATACTATAGTTATCTTGAATAGGCACTTTCCTTTAATCGATTTATTTTATTCTGTGTCATAGTTAGAGACTTCGCAATATCATCATAGTTTGTTGCATTAACTTTAGCTGAAACAATAGTTTTTTCAATAAGTGCAATACGGATAGCATCTGCTGCTGTGTCCGCAATATCATCCCATCGGTGTGTTTCATTGGCAGTTATTTTAGCCATATGTTCAATACATAATTTAACATGTTTTGCATGTGAAGGAAATGAAACACGTCTTTCGGCTATATAGGGTTGTACTTCAAGGAATCGTCTTGTTTTGTTCCCTTGTTCCTTCGTTCTTGGAATATCCATAAGGCGTACGGTTCTTATTTCATCTATTAGACTAAGAAGTGTTCCACCTGTTGATTTCTTTTCGATAGCAACTAGTTGTGGAGGCTGTTTATACCGCATACATTCAGCCCAGAATCTTAGGAATGTATCTTTTAAATCTTTTGGCTCAATCCTACACTCTTCAGTGTCTATCCAGTGCAATCCATACTGTCCAGTTTTCTTTCCATAAGATTCTATTTCGTAAATACCCCAGAAGGAAAATGCCGTCGCATCGTTGTAACTTTTAGCTGTTTCTGCTGTATCGGCAGTTATAAAGCTATAAATGATATTTGGCTCTTCATCTAGCATGACAAACCATTCAGGCTTAAATAGCGCACCACCAGCAGGAATTGGGTCTTGCTGGTATTGGCTTGAAAAAACATATGGGTCTGTTTCTTGTTTCTTTAAAAGCTTATTTAATGGGTCAACCTCTGGGTAAAGAGCATTACCGGCGTCGTCTATACTTTTAAGAATTACTTTGTGCCAATCGTACCCATCTTTTCCAGCAATGAGGTAAGCACCGAGATCGTCTTCATGGAGCCTTTGCCCAATGAACACGAAAGGGACATTGATTCCTCTTGGTCGTTGCTGGATAGTTTCTCTATAGTTTTTGATAACAGATTCTCGAATTGTGTCAGAGTGGACCTCATCTGGTTTATGCGCATCGTCAATAATAACAGCTCCAGAGAATCGGTTAAGGCCAGGGAGTCCACCATCTTGGCCAACGACGGGCCCTGCTGAGCCAAACGATGCGACAGCACCTCCACCTGTTGTTTGAAAGTATTCTCTAGCTTTTGAATCATGTCTAATCCTTACATCAAATAAATGTTCATAATGGGAAAGTTGCATTATACGTTTAATGCTTTCAGTATGTTTTGTTGCTAACACCTTTGAATATGAAATATAGAGAAACCTTGCATCCGGGAAAGATGCCATAGTCCATGCTATCCACATGACAAGCATTGTTGATTTGCCTGAGCCTGGGCTTACATTGATAAGCAGTCTATGGTTTGGGATTTCTAGCCGTGATGCCTTTGTTAATGCCCTGGCAATAGTAATATGATGAGATTCACGGCCTACTGGTTGGGATATAATAAATTGTCGACCAGTGAGAACTGGATAAAAGAATATTGTGAATTCAAGAAAGCTTGAACGTAGCTTTGACGCAATCTCTTCCCTGTCGTGTTCTTCTTTCATAAAGCTTATATCCTTTTCCATGTTGCCGGCGTCGGAAAAATGGTTTTATCAGTTTGTTTTAGTTATATCAATTAATTCTGGCTCAAATCCTTGTTCATAGGACCATTTAACTAAACAATCATAACAATATATTTGCACTTTAGAAGGCTTCTTTTTCTTCATTTCTCGCTTCTTTTCAGAGACCCACATAGGTCGCGTGCAACCTAAGCATATCATCTGAATACATGGAGATGTGTCTTCTGGAGCATGAGGCAAAGACCGTACCGGAATGCAGCCGACGTAGATATACTTTTCAGGCCTAAGCTTCATTCTGGTGATGGCATCGTTTCTGGAGATTCATTTTTATAAATCAAAGACTCCATTGCATTTAAAACCCATTTCTTCAGTGTTTCTTCTGAAGAGTTTTTTGGTTTGTACTTTAAAACAAAGCGCAAACTTACTCCTAAAACAAATAGAAGCTCTTGGTTAACTTGGTTTAAATCTCTCATTTAATTCTCATTATATAATAGTGATAAGTGTAAGCATTTCAGCTTAGGAGGAGTTTCCACGGCAACTACAGGTCCAGGTCTCCGACTCCTCAAAATATGGCTCAGGACTTAAAAGTACTATTTCCTTTTACGGGCGCACTTATCATAAAAAAAGTGACCAATTGTCGGAATTGCACCGACTTCCAGAATTTTCCGATATTTCGCATCTTTAGGGGCATTAATGGGTGTCTGTGTAGGTTCCCATGCTCACCCTCGACGGTCTCTTGACTGGTCCACTACCCCCAATCTCATCTGGCATTACCACCGACGTAGGTTATTAGCGTGTCACTGTCCACGCCGAATCGGTCATAAGTGAGGGGCTTTCACCCTCTCCGATCCCTATTACTGCCGACCCTTGCAGACTGCGCTCATTCTGGGTTAGGCAGCAAACCCTCTTAGCTATTCCCTAGGGCTAGCTAAGTTCATGTGGAGGCACTTGGAGTCGAACCAAGACGGGCTAGCCGACCACGGAGTTACAGTCCGGTGCCCTTCCTATTGGGCGTTGCCTCCAAAACGTTAAAATGGTCTATCTTCTAGCATCTCGCAAATATACATTGGAGGTTGCCATAAGTGAAGACAATGCTTATGTAGATTAACATATTCTGATTTTTTTGGATGAAATTGAAGACATATTTCTTCATCATCGAAGAACTTCTTTTTAACGTAAGTCATTTCATGCCAGAGAGGGTCTCTATGTTCTAATGAAACCGAAACATGATTCCAGCCATCGTCGTTTGAAGCTATTATTTTGAGTTTTGCACGGGTTCTTGGATGGG